ATTTATACTAAAACTATTATATATATATATGTTAATAATTAATAGGTCATATTAATCAGCGTTAATGTAAATCAATTTATTTGATTTTATCGTTTTGTCCGCTAACGCTACGGACGGGCTAGACTTTTGGTTCAGGATCACCATAGAAATACATCTGGGGAGCTCCTATGTACGCCAAAAAAGTAAAATCTTCCCCAGCGGCTACAAACATATCAAAGAAAAATAAATCCACTGAATTCTGAACCGTTAAATCAAATCTGTTGCCATTGGGAAGTCCTCTTTCAATTGTATTTGCCACACCAGAGATACCAGTTCGACAAAATCTATAAGGAATAGCAAAAGGAACTTCCAAATCTAATACATCTAAAGTTCTATTCTGAGTCATAACAGTACCAGCTAAAGAACCACGGGAAGCATCTATTCCCTGTGTTGCACCATTCTCTACATTAGTGTTATTCTTTATTGTTGTTCCTGTAACTACCGATCTATAATCTTGTGTAGAAGATCGTGCAGTAGCCGATTCTCTTCTAGATGCTCGCATACTAATTATCTCTGACTGAGGCATAAATTTGTACCGTATAGAACCTCTCCATCCACCAAACGCACGATATAAATAAGCTATCAATGTTGGACCAACAAATCTATATTGGAAAGCATCAATAGTCTCATCTGGCCCAAATTGATCATAACCTCGAGGTTCAGGCATAGCTAAAAAAGCATATCTCCGTGATACAGGACTATTGACATTAGATGATTGGAAAACACGTCTGTAAAAATTATAACGCTTCAATAATTGACGCAAGGATAGAACTCGCTCACCATAGAATGTCATAGGTTTCTCCTGGGGAGTGGAAGAGGAAGGATTGAGCGTGTGAGTATTTATAGTTCCTTCTGGAGCATTCTCATCTTCTGGAGCCACTTCAATAGCAGCAGCTTGAGACTCTAAAGAAAACATATTTGGAAATGTCACACTTCCACTAAGAGCTTCAAATGGAGAACACCTATACATATTTTCAGATGTAGGGTTAACAAGTTCAAAGTCATCGCCTGCTGAAATTGAAACAACAACTCTAACTGGTGTAAGTTGGTCAGGAGATTTAAGTTCATTCAAAACCATTAAACCTATAAGGCCATTATCTTTATCCGGGGATGATGCAAAACTTAAATCGTTGGTCAAATTACGATAAACAACCAGATTTTCGTCTTCACAAAGAGAATAACCGACCCCCTTGTTATACTTGACATTGATAGTAACATCTCTTCCTTCAGATAAATCTATAATAGTACCGAAACACGTATTTAGCATATTATCAGAAGTAAACAGACCAGAGGGAGAGTGGAAAAACACAAGACGTCCTCTGTGATATTGTGTTCCAACAAGCTGGATTCGATAATTAATAGAACCAGACCATCCTTCAAACAAACGAGATACAAAGGATAAAGAAGTAGGAGTTATCTTTGAACCATCACTTGTACTCCTATGAGCCTCATACATAGGATTTACTCTGGCTATATAAATAAACTCTTGAGGAGTTCTGCCTAGATCCCAGTCAAATAAATCAACAATGGATTCCCTTTGTGTGAAAGTTGATAACGCTAAAGGGTCCTCAGGAGGGAGACCAAATTGTGAAGGATCTATGGACAATTCCTGTTTCGAAGTTACAGACATTTTCTGGGAGACATCTGCTCCATCTGTTAATGCTAAACTTGGCACTGGTGTATTACGAACAGGTCTTACATCTTCAATAGAGGAGGGTTTAGAGAAACCAAAATAACTAGCAAACATGCCCACCGAGGTTGCTCCATGTTGGGTAGCTTTTGCAAGTGGTCCTATAACTGGAATTTCTGTTAATTTACTTGCCACTGCCGCAATAGATGCAGCAGGTTTAGAAATTGGTCCATTTGCAGTAAACTCATCAGCATGAGCTTCAAGCATAAAAGGATAAGAAAGTGATTCATCACCGCCCAATGATGTCAAAGACGCAACAGGAGCCGTCAAAACTACATCTTCCAAGTGACACATAATAGTAATTCCCACTGATTCAGTACTATTTATCGCTCTTAACGGACATAATGAATTTAAACTAGCACGACCAAGATCAATAAGATCAGTATTTTGATGTATAAGATTGATATAATTTTCTGGAGCTACGTATGGTACGCAGATACAACAAGATTTCCCAGAAGAAACTTGAGCAAATGCGTGGGGACGTTGACTGCGGGTTATAACTCTTTCTAATTCGTTCGAATTTCCTTTAATGTTTTCAAGATCTAAATATCTATAGGATAACATAAGCATTCCTTCATGAAATGGACTACCATTGACCAACACAGTAATGACCATGTTACCTTTAACAAGAGAGTAATTTTCTAATTTCCTTCTGATTGCTGCATTCTTAAGAAACATGTCCCATACTTGAAGCTCAGCTTGAACATCATTACCAGGGAACCATTGAAATTGAGAAAGGATAGTATCTCTCTTAAGGAAATCGGCTATATCAGCAGTAGGTGAAAATCCATCACTTATATTAGATATATCACGTTTAGGTAAAGCTGCTGCTGCTGTGTCCATCATATTATTTGAATGGACATGAGAAGTGGTAACCCCTGAATGGGATTCCAATGAGAACTGTTTAAAACGTTCTCTTATCGTTGAAGTTTTAAGGACTTCTACCTTTTGAGTTTTAAGATCTCCATCTATGCTTAAATAATCCATGAGTGTTAGGGTTTTAAGTTAGGCAGTGTATATTAAATAATGTAGCAAATTGACTGCTTTAATACTACATACATGATTGAAGATCATGCTACTTCTTGAAGAAACGCTCCAAGTCGCATGGTAAGAAATCTACCAGAGGTTAATTCGAACCGTATACGCCGAACCTCCTCCTAAGGTGAGTTCCTTGCTTATATTAGAAGGGTAAGCACCCCCCTGGCTCTTAAGGTGAGCGAGGAAACCTTTACTTACTTATCTTGTATTACTCACGACCCAAGACCCAACTCAAAGTTTGATCATAGGTGTAAGCATGTTGTTTAGTAAACAACATTTTAATACAAGGATGGTTTTCAAGTATACTTTCCATCTTATTGGTGAATTCATTAAATAATTCTTCACCATGTAATGACACTTCTTGTCTAGCACTCAAGTAACTATCAGCAATTACTTGTTCTTCAGAAACATTGCCTTTCTCCACCATCATACCTAGCATTTTATGTACACTAGATATTGCCAAGGGAGCTACAATGTAGCCATTCAAATGTCTAAATTTCCGCTTTAGAAAATCAGCTTGCTCAATATTAATGAAAGGCACAGATTCCGAATCTTTCTCTGCCATAGTGTATGTCACCCAACGTTTTTTGAGAACTCCTTGAATAGCTGTGTGATTGAACCATGGTCTATCAGTGTTGAGGATATTGTCATCACCATATGTCATCAGATGCACCTGTTTCTTGAATAAATTCAAAGATCCTCCCAAGTCCTTAAAAGCAATCCGCATGTAAATACTATTAGCTATAGAATTAATGATTGCCGTAAGGGGTTGTCCGGATGGGTTTCCCCCAAAGAATTGGAAAACATCGCCGTTCATATTGACCACTGGAAGACTCACGTCAGTGGCTATACCCTCCATAATCATTAATTCTTTAGTGGAAATTGCTGAAGTCCTTTTCCTCCATTCTATGAGGACGCTGAATGCACCTCTAATAATGTTGGCTGGCATTTCTTTATCAAAAGCCTTATAATCACCTGCAACTATTTTATCAGCACCAAAATAAGTGAGATAATGATATAAATCCTCCCATTCAGAAGAGAAACAATTCATACCGACAGCACACTCGGTGAGATAGTTTTGAGATCTCATAGCTTTTGTAATCCATAAGAAATACTTCCGAACTACAATTGAAAAAGAAACAGGACAAGCCGTAAAAACACGTGTTTTCCCAGCCTCTCTCTTCTTAACAGTAACAGGCTCATCCTTTAAAGACCCTAAGAAAATAATATTAGCTCTCTCTCCCAATATGTAAGATTCTTCAATATCTTTGACCGCCTTGATCAATTCGGGTTTGGGATACCATTTGTCATCTATGCGGTCAAAATACTGAACTTTCTTACCAGGAAAGGTAAAACCACCAGATGTAGACATTTGTAAGCTGTCCAAAAAGTCGACTCCAGGCAAACCATTAATTGCATCTACCACATCTAAAGTACACACTTCTTCCAACCATGAAGGATCTTGGAGTGTATCATGTAAGATATTTTCCACAACATCATTAATTTCGCTGTCTAAAAAATGTGGGCTTTGCTGACTAGTAGTTTGAGTTGCGATGGTATATGGATTCTTCCATTCACCATCTTCTTGTACAGCTTTCATAAGAGGAGGAACTGCATCAATCTTGATATTAAACTCCTTTTCATAAGCATCCGCTATCATAGTACGCCTAGTCTTAGATGTATGAGTATGTCGTTGAGTAAAAGAACCAAGCATCCAAACTTGACTATGTGGTTTGATATAAGTATGAATTCCTTTCCTGTATGGTGGTTGTAGAGGGCCTGTTCTAGAGGATAAATTTAATCCATCTTTAGAATTAAGATATCGAAGGGGATTAGATTTCTTGAGAAAAGGGTCCAAAATCTCTCGAGATATTGGGGTGCTAATGGCTCTCATAGATGGTGAATCAGCAGGTGATCCAGCAACTCTAATGCCTGAAATAAACCAGCCAAGAGAGCTACGTGATACAACTACAGAACCACAATCTCCTTTCTTAGACTTGATATCTAACGCCTCTCCATCATAGCCATAAATAGTGATTGAACCGCCAGGATTAGTGTATGTGATAGCATGATCAGGATCATATTTCTTATTAAAAACCTGTGCAATGGTTAAGGCTCCAGTAGGCTCGAGGGTGATGCATCTCGTTTGGCGAGCAGCCTGATCCATTTTAGGAGGAAAATACTTTAATAAAGGTTTTCGAGGCAATAAGGAAGCACAAGTAAAAATAACTAAATCTCTCTCAGGAATTCTAGTTAATTGAGAACTATCAATAGTAAAACACCGGAGAGCAGATGCATGATCTTGAAAATAACCATAATTAGCAACACATTGCCAGGGACCATCGCCTCCAAAGGCGTGGTTTACGGTCAAATATCTAGATTCACCTAGAGAGACAACATTGACTTCATTGTTGAGGTGTTTTTGATCATCCATAACCTCAATGCCTAATCTAAAAATAGATTTCCTAACAGTAGTAATAATTTCATCGTCATTGGTAGAGGTAGTTGTTGGAGGGACGACGAAAAGATCTTGTTCCTTATTATCTCGAGCCCAAATATTTCCCATGGAGACAGGTACCTCGGTGGAAATCGATGGTTCTGACGAACTCTTAATAGATTGAAATAGACTGAAAGCACCATAAAAGGCAGAAATTCCACCAAGAGCCATTAAAGCGTTTTTAGCAGTAATAAATTCTTGGACTTTCTTGGGAACATGTTTGTTCATTGTGAGTAAAATAAAATCAAATAAAGCATCTGGATTAAGGTGAAAGAGTCTCTCCACCGCCCAATTATGAAAACGCTTGGGGGCATATTTAAGATAGGCAACTAGCATAAACATTTGCGCTCGTTGGAAATAAGATAATGTTCGGGGTTCTGGAGGGGGGGCTGGACGTGACATGAAACCTCCCTGTCCCTCCAGAGCGGCTTCTCTAAGCTTATTCCTTTTATGTTCACTATACCAAGCTTTAGCTTCTTGAGCATCTACATAACTATCAGAATCGGGTGTATCTGAACAAACCTCATGACCATCATCATCATAATCATTCTTTATAGAATCTTCTTCACTCACCCAGATATCATCATTGGGTTGAGGCGAGTCTTGAATATTAGCATAATGCTCTTCAATTGCACGAATTTGACTACTTACTTCATCTCGAAATTTATCAGCACTAGAATCACTCCCATGTGCATTAACTTCTGGACTCATTTGAGCATAACACTTATCATCCGCACACTGTTGACAATGCTCGGCAGAAGAATAATGATGATCACAATATGTAACATCCTTATAAGACATGCTTTGTTCAAACATCACCTTAGCATTCTTTTCATGCTTACACACAGCGTTGCTTAATTCTTCAATAAATTCAGGTTTGGTACACTCGGTTCTCAAGCCTAATTCTTTGACTTCTCTTGAAGAGAAATAAGCTTTCCTATCCGGCACATAAAGATCGTAATCAACTCCTAAAGTACCTTCTGTGGGGTTGGGAAGAGCCCGAACCTTTTCTATGAGGAAAGTATGGGCATCATATTCCATATGATCAAGCTTCTTCATAAAACCATCCTTGTCCTTAAACTGAGGCTTAAGGATAGGAGTAACAACAAAGGGTAATCTTCTCAGGAGAGCTACAGGAGTAGCAACGGCATATATAGCATTAAGGCTTTTGACATTAGTGCTAGCTGTAACAAGAGCTGGGTTAACAGGAATGGTGCCTTTATCCTCAATGGCTGCTTGTTCTGAAGCCATTCCAGCTGGGTTGATGATAGAAATAAGTTTTGCAAGTCCAGGAGAAATACCATTTCTTATCTGCAATTTTGTCTCTCGAGCTATGTCATCACAGTGAATCCACCAGGTACTCGTACCCTTATAACCATCCATGAAATTCGCATCTGGATTAAAGGCATGCATACATGTTTGGGGATCAAACAGCAGGTTTATATTAAACTGCTTTCTAACAGTCCAAGCATAAACAGAGGCAATCATATTTCCTACCATAGTTTTCCCTTGTCCTGGTTTCGAATAAATAAGAACGGAAAAAGGAGGCTTTCTAATGGCAGGTACGCCAAAGAAAGTTCTTACCCTAGTAAATTTCTGGGCAAGATCTTTAACGAATGGTCCTATCTCTGGATTTTTGGGTAATAAATACATTCCTTCTTGATACAGCGCTCTAGCTCTCTCTACCAATTCGAAACCATCTACATTTAATGTATCTGGTAATCTATCGATCTCATCTGAGAGTGCAAGAGTTTTATCAAGAAAAACCCTAATTTTCCTATTCTTGACAACAATAGGATGAAGACTTTTCTCAAGAAAACACTCATATCCAGTTTCAACCATAGTTGTGACAAAATCAACAATGCATAACATCGTTGCATTAAGAGAAGGAGCCCTAAGACTGGGTAATCTTCTACCGAAGAGAATTTCATATCCTCTTCGATCAAAATTCAAACCCATCATAGAAGATATACCGCAACTAAGTAGTCCTTGAACAACTTTCTCAAACTTAACTGCTAGCTCACACTCAGAAATCTTCTGCCACGTATCTACTAAGTGGCGCATCTTATTCAAA